CCCCACCGATGGTGCCATTCGGGGAGCGGCTTCTGGTTGGATTGGTGACGGAGTAGGCATAGTAGCTGCCACAGAGACAAGTTCCATAGGTGAGAACGTACCTGTCTCTTCAAGGAGTTTACCAAGAACGAGTTTAGCGTTTTCAGTATCACCCATACTAGCAAGGGTTGTGAGAACTGTTTGGAGTGTAGTGAGGTTAGCAAGTTTATCTGATTGCTCGTTAGTTACCTCAACTTCGACATCCCATTCAAAGTCAGTGAATACTTGTTTCCAGGTCTTCTCATCTAACTCATCAGGCTTAAAGTAGCGCTTGTTACCAAGTGACTTCATTTCTGTAGTTACTTGAGCCTCTGCTGCCACTTGGTCTGGCTGTGTTATTTCAGGTACAGCACCTTCAAGTGGTGATTCGAGAAATGTACGTAACTCCTTCTTGTACATTTCAGCAAGTCGCTGTTTTGCTACGTTCGGGATGTATAATTGGTCAATTTGCTTTACGCCTGCATCATCAAGTACTGCAACAATCTCATCCTTAGTATTGAGTTGCTTTTTGATGTGAGGAATAACAAACTGTCGCCAGATTTCTTCGAGCGCGAGTCCTTTGTTCTCAGTCATTAACTCAAAGAGTGAGTGTGCCTCTTGCTGGAGTGCTTCTACTTGGCGAGCGGCTGTAGACGAAGGCATTGTATTGCCTTTGATAGCGTCTGGAGCTGAGGTCTGTTCGTTACCATTTGATACCCATGACTGCCGTGAGTTCATCAATGAGGCGATGTCGTGTGAATTGTTAGCGAGCTGGGTGAGTGGCTGGTTAGGTTCGTGGTAGAGGATAGAGCCAGTATCAAGGTCGCCAGTGTTCTTACCTTGGTATGCTGGGTCACTGGTCTGGAATACAAGCTTTGAGGCAAGTTCGAGTTGGTCTTTAATAGCCTTCTCGTTGTGATTCACCATCCACTGTGCCTCAAACAGGTGTTCTACTGCACCAATAGCCATCACACGGCCATCTTCTTTAATGAGGTGAGTGATATGGTAGGGGTTCTTCTCTTGTCCTTTGTATAATACGTAGTCATTATACTCACCGTCTTCACTTGTCGTGAATGAACAGATATGTACTTGCTGAACATAAACGTCTGAGTCAGATTCCTTGCCGGTCAACATCTCCTTCTCAAACTCACCATGCAGTTCATAGACTTCAATGTAATCTGCTTTGTTGTCCTGCTTATCACCACCAATTGTTTCACGTGCCTGGATAGCGTTCTCGATAAGTGATTCCACTTCATCACGATCAAAGAGGGGATTCTTACGAAGTTGTGCTGGAGTGTAGTAGTGCTTTTCGATTACTGGATTGCCATAGAACTCAATAGCATCTACAATAAGGCGATTCCAGGGCACGACAGATGCTACAAGATCTCCGTCTTTCTCGACGAACTTAGATACAGCAGATCCATAGCGTGCGAGAGTACGCCCCCAGTCGTTGAGCCACACACCGAAGTTAGCCTTACGCATCCATTCCTTTGATTTGATGTCAGCGAGGAGTGCGGTGGTATGCTGTGAGCTCTTAGTGGCTTTAATACGGATGTTAGCGCGGTCAATGTCAGTAGCGCGATACCACACGTTAGAGGCTGCGGTAACGATATTGAAAAAAGGCTTCTCACGACCAAGTGAGTCAGTACCTCCAGATACGTGCTTACTGTTGATATACGCTTCGATTTTATCGACGTTCTCTTTTGGTGAGAAAGTAACATACTCACTGATAGTGGTATCAGAGTTGATGTAGTCCTGCTCTTGTTTACGAATGATGTCGAGTGCTGTTTCCATTTAATAGTTGTCCACCAACTAGGTAAATAATGTTACAAGTATTATACCACGCTTATTTCGTGCTATTAGCGTTCCGCATCCCACTGGCTTGTAAGAACTGTTGGGCTGTACGTTGTGCTCGTACCTTTGCTTCCTCGGACTGACCGGGGGCAAGTTGTCCACGGATAACAAAATAGCACCGCATAATGAGTGTATCCGAGATGTCCGGTGAGCGACCGATGATAGCCTTTACATCATCCTTCATAGTAGCCAAGCGTTTGCCGTCACCCTTACTAGCATCCTGGTAGGTAGCCAACTCTTCAATGATAGCCTCCTTGATACGAATGTCACTGACTTTGACCGTAATCTGGTGCTTATTTATCAATTCAGCCAGAGTGAAGATACACTGTGAGCGTAGGTTAGCGTACTCACTAATGAGCGGTGCTTCCTTGAGGTAGTGGACGTTAGGTAACTTAGTAGGGTCGGCTTCGGTCTTAATTGCCCCGTAGCTGCTTTTAAAGCTAATGATGCCATCTAACAGTGAAGAACTGGCTACCCCCGCTCCTACGCCAATAGCGTCTACTGCTATCTGGCTATACGGTATCTGCTCCTGGGCTGCATATTCCCTGGTTTGAGCGATGATAGACTCAGTGTTGAGCTGAGCGAAGCGTTCGATACGGTAGCACTCCAATCCCTGCCAGAATGAGAAGATAGTCTTGTCTGAGCCATCGTCTGCTACGTCGATGATGAGATACTTATCGTCGGTTTTGGTTATAGTATTCGAGAATAGGTCAACGAGTGCTGTGTACTTAAAGAGCGCACCAGCGTTTTCCACATACTCAGCCATAATCTCCTGGCTGTATGTGTCGTTGTCCATTTCTTCTTTTAGCTTCTCAAGCTCGTGGCGAGGAATAGCTGGGTTGTCCCATGAGGTAAAATGAAACGCTCCCCATTCACGATCAGTCTCAGCCATCTTCTCTAGTCGGCGCAGGTTCGGATTCTCTTTCTGTGGTGTACCACCAAATCCTGCACTGCCACCTGTCTCCATGAGCATAGGCCGGAAGATTTCCTGCCAGCCTATAAAGAAGTCTTTCATGGTGTCTACCTCGTCGAACTCGATGTGTATGACGTTACTCATACCACGGTAGTTCTCACGGTTCTCCCAGCCACCGACGAAGATAGTTGTCTTCCCTCCTTCCACATTAGGTACAGTCATTTCAAGGCGAGACTCGTTAGCCTCACCAATACCCATCATGCGTGACTTCAGTGACTCCCATACAATCGTGCGAGCCTGACGCTGTGTTGGTGCAATAAAGATAACCGAACGGTCTTTGAATGTACGCGCTAGGTTTGGGCGCTCACCCATGCCGTTGTACAGCATGGTTTCTTGTTTGAGCACTGTTTTACCACCACGCCGCCCACCGCGTGTTACTTTGAATCGTTTAGGGCTGCTAGATATTTCCCTTTGGTGTGGATGTAGATTCATTGAATGAACTATCGAAGGTTACAACAAGTGGTGCGCCATTTGCTCCTGTCTGTTCTACTCGCTCACTATATTTAGCTTTACCTAATCCTTTAGCTACAAGGTTAATGGCTTTCATTTGATTTGCTAGTAGTGAGTTATCTATCTTGCCTTCTTTATCTACAGGCTCAAAGTCGAGTATTTGCTTGAGTCTTTTCTCGGCTTTAGCAAGTAATTCATTGTCCCCTATGGCGTCCGATAGCCAATCAGGTAGTAATGCCATGATGTTATCAGCATATTCAACACTATACCCAGCACTAATTGCTGATTGTTTAGCATTAGAAAAAGTGGCACTCTTGGGGTCAAGGTATGCTTTTAAGAACTCTGTTTGGCGTGGATCTGGCGTGTGCTGGTTAGCCATGTATATACCCTCCACCAGAATTGAACTGGTGCATGGTCTCGTATTCTATCAGGGAGATTCGGAGGGAGTAAGTAAGTATGAAAGTGATAGAATCGGAGAGCGGTTCCAAAGAGGGTGTTTGACCTTATTGCCTATCTTGCGAAGAACCCAGGGGTTCGTATCGACAACAAGGAACCTTTAGTGCTAATCCTCATTGATTAGCTCGTTGGTATTATACCATTATTCACTCAATAACGTCAACGTTTTCTGAGTTAATTGTCCATGGTCTATGAACGTTATTGATTGCTTCTATCAAGACAATTTGGTTTTGGTTTTCGTACCACCAATTGATAACTCTTCCTTTCAGGGTTTTGTCTTTTGTCTCTATAGTTTGCCCAACATGAATTTGTTGTTTCATGTGTAACTACGGTAACACAAACCAGGGGTTTTCTTCTAATAACTTCTCTACTCGTTCAACTATCTCTTGGTTTTCAAGCTTTATACCACGGTACTTATTGTTTTCTTTTTCTATCCAGTTAAGGTGCTTGTCTCCATAGCGGCGTTTTAGTTCTACACCAAAGTTATGTCCTATTACACCATCGTCGATATGATTACAAAAAGAGCAACTTAAAGCGCAATTATCAGGGTGAAACTTAAAATAACTATTACACGCTCCCCAGGCTCTAAAGTGCGCTGCTTGTCCATCTTGCCAGCGTTCTAGTTTTACTTTACATGACACACACCGACCGTTGTATTTGTTAAAGTCTCGTTGCCGGACAAAGTTGCTGATTACTTTCCAGTATCTCTTTTGAGTGGGTGAATTACCGTGAGAACCTACTGGTATGGTCATAAACCAAGCGGGAGGCTTGTAGCCCTTGTTTATTACGCGCTTAGATGGGTCTATCTTGGCTTTAGAGCTCTTTTTAGTTCTTAGTGTGGACTTTGTAGCTTTAAAGCCTGTTTTTGCTTTTAATGGCGTTTTACGGGCTAGGGGTGTTCTTTTCATTATTCGATTGTAACACGTTCGACTTTAGCGTCTGTTGCTCCAGGAGTTCGCTCCAGTATTTCAACTACACGATTAGCAAAGCCCGAGATATCGCGCCATGAGTCAATGTACATTGGGTCGCCACAAGCTATGCGCGACAACTTTGAGCAAATCATTCCTAGTGCTTCACGCATGTATGGTTTATGGCCTACTGTCCACTCTGACAAAACAGCTTTCAGGTCTTGTGCCACTTCGGAGTTTTCTTCAAAGCTACCGTAAGTGAGCCCTCTATCGTTTAATGTTTTTTCTAAACTCATGTTAGTTTTCGCTATCTAGTAACTCCTTAGTCTTCATATCACCACACACTTCACAGTAAACAGTGCTTACAACCTTATCGGTTATTCTTTGATAGCTTCCTACTGAAAATATATGCTCTCCTCCCCACTTGTATCTTTCTTGTGTCACAACACCGAGAGGCTTCCATTTATGATTACAATTGTCTTTCATATTTATTTCTTATTCTTGATAACTTTCCCAATACTGTGCTTCGTTACTAGGCCAAAAAATTTCAATGCCATAGTTCTCACTGAGAAACTTAGCAAACACATCGAAGCACTCAGTCATCTCAGCAGTCGTTAGGTCAGTGGTGCTCGTCTTTCGGTACATCGTGTACATAATCGTTTTGAAGACTTCCTTGAGGAACGAAGCAGTTACTGGTGCGCTGTATCCTTCTAGGTCTTCTACGATGGTGCGCTGGTCTATACCTTGCTCTACTAAAAGGGTGCTGATTTGGGTGAATGCGAGGTGCATTGCTCTTGACTGACTGATAGTGCGTTGCTTTTCCATGTTACTCTTGAGAATAAAACTTTTTTGGGTCTATACGCTTGCCGTGTTTTGTAATGGCAGTGCCGTAAATCATAATATCGTACTGACATTTATCTCTTTTAGTTGCTTTAAAGTTCCACCAAAACCAAAAGCATACTTTCATTACGATTCTTTTATGCCAAGGGATTATGTCTACGAATTTCTTTTTCATATTGTCCATGTTGTCCCATTTCAAGGTTAGCTAGTAACTCTTTATTTAAGACAATTACTCTTTCGGGATAGGTGTTACCGGATACTAGATTATTCAGTCCCTGTACGTGAACCTTTTTAATAATTGAACCATTGAATCGAGACACTTCATCTTTGAATCCACGGACAATACCAATTGTAATATCTCCACCTCGGCTAGTTACATAAGCGATGTAATCACCTTTTTTTATTTCTCTATTGAGCTTGTCTTTCATACCCAAACTATACCACCTTCCTATTCCTTGTCTTGTTGTTTATCCACAAGGCTCTATCTTCTTTTTCTGTACGGTTGGCTAGTGCTCGTAGTCTTAGAGCGTGGTTAGCTTCTCGTTTTACTTCTTTTAGGGTGAGGCTGTTTACTTTTAGCCAGAGGTTGCGGGAGGTCATATTACTGAATAGTCAGCGGCGTGTAATTTTTAATTTCCGCCAACTCAATAATTGCTACTAGTTTTTCAGTATGTCTTGTTTCAATTAAATCTCGAACAGGAGAAGTACTTAACTTTTCAATATAAGCTACAGCTTCTTCTTTATTCGTAATCTTACCCATTTTATTAAGTGCGTTATCGTATTTTATGCCCAAATCGGTATCTTCCTCGTACTCGCCTTTTTTATTCATCCACTTAGTACCTCGGTGGCTTTTGTACCAGCCACGGACATACTTTTTTTGATCTTCGTACTCAGCCGGTGACATAATAGCTACGATGTCTGCTGTATTTACGAGCATAGACTCTTTGGTGTTAAAAAACTTATTAGTCTGGAGCGCGGTAGCAATCGAAGCTAAGTCATCAGCCACGATGTAGGCAATCATTCCGTTTCGAAGTGAGATAACATATTGCGTTCGTACAATTTCTTGAGTCATAGTTATTTACTGAAGTCAGCGGTTAGTTTTGGATTTTGTAATTTATTTTTAGCGGCATGTTCTTGGATTTTGCGTCGTGCCCAATTAAGGAGGGTAGCATAGTGGCTTTTGTACCGTTTGCCTGTAGAGGCCATATAGCTCCCAAGTTCTTCAATCAGGGCTTGTGTTGGCTGTTCACCAAACTGCTCGGTTAGTTTTATGTATTCCGTAGGTTCAAGAAGCACGTTGTTGAATTGACCGTACTTTTCTTTTTTGGTATCAACTTCTTTTTCTACAACAGTAACGGTATAAGATTGCGGTACGTTAGGTTGAGTAGAGTTAAGTATAGTTAAGTTAAGTATAGTTAAGTTAAGTAGACCAGCCTGTACCCAGCCTGTCACAGCCTGTCCTACGTCAACAGGTAATTCCGTAAAAATACGCCTACAACCCTCGATAACACTAGGATTTAGTGACTGATTTTTGATGTGATTTATAAGACAAATCCAGTCGTTATATCGAAGTAGCTTTTTATCACGTACAAAACGGTTTAATATGTTTTCTACAACTTCAATATCGTAACCCGTCTCAAAGCCAATACGCTTAGTTCGCACCTCATATATACCCGCTACATTAGCTAGTGGATTAGTTAAAAGGTATAGAAATATTAGTTTTTCGTCTGGTGATAACTTCTCGATATAGGAGTCAGTCCAGAAACTGTCCCGTATCATTCGTTGCTTGCTCATAGGTACTAAAAAATCCTCACTGTAGAAGGGGGAGTAAAGACGGACTCTCTCGATCCGTTGGGGATTACTCCCCTCCCGCCCTCTACACTAAGGACTTGATTTTATTAGAGAGAGATTTATAACACAACAAGGTTTACTTTACAATCCTTGCTACCTTACTATTATATCACACCGTCTGTAATGAAAACCGAGTTCATATGGCTTAATCTGTGGATAAAAAACCGCCCCTAGTGATTAGAGGCGGCTTAGTGTGTGTATAACTTTTAGAAAGGTGTAGAAAGGTCGTCTACTCCGGTTTCTGCTCCACTAGGGTATGGCACGTTGGTGTTAGGAATGTCACCTAACTCCTTTGGCTTATCTTCAAAGACTCCAAACTTAGTTTCAGGGAACATAGCGAGTTCAAGGATGTAACTTTCTCCCTTTCCATCTTTAGGAGGAAACTTTACGAGCTTTCCTACGTTATTCCAAGCTGTCTTTTCCTCGCCGTCTTTCATGTACTTTTTAGGCACTGAGATATTGAATCGTTCCATAGATTATTTTGTTAGTTCGTTTTTAATTTCTGTACACTTTGCGATGACTTCATCGTCATTCTGCATTGTAGCAGATAGTTGGCGGTATCGCTTAGTGAGATCAGCTGTGTCGGTTGCTGCTGCTACGTGGGTGAGTGCTTCGGTTAATGTCAACTCTTTTGGTGCCTCGACATTGCCTTGGCCTTTATAAATCATTGCACCAACTCCGAGGTATGACGCGCACTTGGTGAGCGCGTCGGTAGCAGCTCCTTTGTATGCGTCACCTACGTCTATGTTATCGTTGCCACCGAATTGTTCGATGTGAATATTGAGTGACGGGACTTTGAGTGTCCCTTTTACCACCGCAAACTTCCCAACAAAGTTTATAGCTTCGGTAGTGAAGTGCCACTTTCCGATACCAAAGGCTTCGTTAAGGACATCAATCACGTACATCGGGTGGATAACGGTCAAGTAAGTTTTGGAGGGGTGCGGCTTGATCGCTTCTTTTGGTAAAGGACGCTTCAATATTTCTTCAATGTCTTTTTCCATAGTTATTTATCTTCGCTTAATAAATCGTCGAACGCTCCTTCAGTACATAGTGCTTCCATAATCGAGTCAGTGTCATTGAGTCCTTGATTGTTTGGTACTTCAACTTTTTCTTTTATGATGTATCGTTCCATACTTAAAACATTACCGCCTCAGTCATCCACTCGTCTGATAATGTCATAACAGGAAAGTTCTGCTTCCAAAGTTCTTGTTTCTTTTCGACGTTCGTCATGTTTAGGATTTTGTTTTTGAGTTCTCGTTCCCACTTCGCTACTGCCGACTCTTCTGCTTTGGTTTCTTTATTGATTGTACTCATGTTAGTTAATGTCGCTATTTGAATAATCATCTGGCTCCTGTGGTTTTTCTTGTGGCTCACGTTCTCCGGTTTCTTCTTCGACTACGATTGATTTTTCCCAATCCATACTTGTTACTTACTTGATAACTCACCTACTATAGCGCACTACAAATAGAATGCAAGTAATTTATGTTATAAACTGTGGATAAATGATACATGTTATTATTTGATACAATATATTAGCCGTTTCTGGTTATCCGATATTATTTGATTTGACTTATACACACCTATACATTTGACATACAAAACAGTGGGTGTACTATGTTTATATATCAATAAGTAAGTTAGATATGCAAATAAAAGTTAAAGGCTGGAAAAAGGAATTGCAGGCCGTAAAAGTAAAAGACCGCACACACCTAGGTATCATCAATCACGTAGGTGAACGAGTACCAACATTTAAGAACATGGAGCGACGACTTATTAAAGAGTTAGCACGTGCGTAATATGCGAGAACTAAAGTTCAGAGCGTGGGCAAAACCAAGAAAAGAAATGCGTGAGATTACAGATGACTGGTTTATAGGCGACATGAAACAAAAGGATTTCATAGTTATGCAATACACCGGCCTGCGCGACAAAAACGGCCGCGACATCTACGAAGGAGACATATTAATGATTGAAGACTACTACAGTGACTACCAAGACGGTATCGCAATCAATAGGCTGCCGGACAATCGCATCGAACAGGTGCAATGGTCGCCAGAAGCTATGTGGCAAACTGACAATGAAACTTTAGTCGAAGTTTGTACTATCAGTGAAATCATCGGCAACATCTACGAGCATAAAGACTTACTAAAATGAAATCCACTACAGTACGACTTGACGACATTAGAAAAGAGAGAGCAAAAGTGATTAAAGAAAAAACAGGGAAGTCATTGAGTGACCTACTTAACAAGACAATTGATCGTGAGTACCGCGCAGTAATTAAAAAATTAGATTAAACACATGAACAAACACATCGAACAATCCACCTGGGAAGAGAACACCGAAGGCTACCCAAACACTTCACCAAGCGTAGCCATTGCTATCACATTTGGAGCAATGCTTATCGCCTACGTTGTAGTAGAGTTTATCTTTGGGGCAAATGACGTTATCGAGTATGTAGCTAATCTGATTAAATAAATATGAATACAAAATACAAGTTTACAGGGGAAACAAAAGTGGAGTTTGGAGTTACATTGCAGCGTATTGAAGCTATCAAAGATTTCGGCTCGGTTAGTAACGGTGACAAAGGCGGCTGGATTGAGAAGGAAGCAAATCTCAGTGTGTCCGGTGATGCCTGGGTGTACGGTGATGCCAGGGTGTACGGTGATGCCAGGGTGTCCGGTAATGCCAGTGTGTACGGTGATGCCAGTGTGTACGGTAATGCCAGTGTGTACGGTGATGCCTGGGTGTACGGTGATGCCTGGGTGTACGGTGATGCCAGGGTGTTCGGTGATGCCAGTGTAGACGGTGGTGCCTAGGTGTGCGGTGAAGCCTGGGTGTACGGTGATGCCAGTGTAAACGATAATGCCAATGTAGACGACAATCAGTGAGTAGCGGGTAAAGCGGAAGTGTAAGATAACTAATAAGGTAATGGAAG